CTCCACCAGTGATACCTAAATCCATAGTTGCAGAACTAGATAATGCAGTGATTACCTCAATTCCAGCTTCCATGATTAAAGTTTCTGCAGGAATGTCCAAAGCGTTGACTACGTCTCCGTTTGCTGTTCCTGAACTACTATTGATTGCTGAGATATCAATTGTATTTTCAACTAAATAAGGTGTTCTACCATTAGACGGATGTCCAGTAGTTCCACCAGCACCTGTTTTATCATAAGTTGCCATAGTTCTCTATTATCCTCCTAATTAACCTATTGTTATAACGCCTCTTTGGACTGCTTCACTTCTAAGGATTT